CGGTCATCCACGAAGCAGGCGTAGTGGGTTCGTTTCGCGATATCGATGCCCACGACAAGCGTTTGTTCCGTAACTTGATCAATTTTATAGTTTTGTGTACAATTCATCTGAAGTCCTCCTTGGCATGATGGTAGGTATTGTTTGACACCCCTGCATCATACCAAGAGGGCTTTTTTTGATCAAGTCCCCGGAAAAGCTCCTAACGGGAATGCTCCTTTCACGGGATATATGTGAATATCCGCGGGTCTTCTTGCCCGATTGTCCACATCGCCACACCTTTACAACCGTATCGCATTGTGTATTCGGCAGCTTTGATGAAACTTTCAAGGTCGCCGTTCCACGCAATCGAATAGCCTTCCGAATCGCCGACATAGAAATTGCGCAGCCATACACCTGCGTCCGCCATACGGATGCGGATGGTTTTCTCCCCTTGCCAAGACGGCACGGTTACAATCGGGAGGTTTTCGTAGTCATTGGAAATCTTAATGCCTAACCCTTCATCGGGGTCAAAGCCCGAATATACAAGATAGCCTAGCTCGTCATAGCTGTACGGCCGCGTTTCTTCAAGTGCAACATGTTCCACGCCGTCGATGATCGCTGCTACCTTCTCCATCGGCTCATACCGATCATTTGTGGCGATTTGCAGTCGATAGCACTTCACGCGACAACCACTCGCATATACACCGTGCGCTCCCTTGTTTGGCGGCGCCGGAAACGTTTGTGTACTCGGATATTCGATGACTTCCGTGTTCCCGACCATGCACTTGATATGATTGCCGTGCACTCGAACTTTGAATGTGTAGCGTTGTCCAAGCGTCAACGTGAGAGGTGCGGACGCTAGCACTTGGGAACTTCCTCCGCTCTCGTATTTCAAATAGAACCGCCCGGCTCGATGGTCAGCAACAAAGACATAACCTCGCCCAATTTGTCCGGCTTGATCGGCGCAAAAGCGAATGCCGTACACAGCGTTTCTGTCGTTCACGTCAGCGCGCAAATCCGCTTCGATATGGGCGTTCATCTCGTATTGGCGGTTGACGATCAATTGCATAGACTGTGCCCTTGCATCGGCGAATACGTGCGCTTCTTCGGTTCTTGTCGCCGCATAAGGGCGCCACACCCCAAATGAGTATCCCCTGCTCACTGGAGTGCCGACACATCGTTGCAAGTTCGGATTGGGGTTAGAACCCGGCGGAATGTAATTCGGATCAACATGCAGGTAGTATTTCGTCTTTGCCAAGTCCGCAATGCCGCTTCGGACATGTGGCCCGAACAGGTCTTCCCAAATGATTGCCGGACGTGGAGGGCGGCGCAATAATTCGCCGGTGATCGTCATGTTCGCCGGAAAAGCGGCTTGCACTTTTGAAACGATCCCGTTTGTCACTTCTCCTCGTTTCCACGCTGGCTGCAAATTGACGCGATACTCGACTTCCCCGCCCGACATGCCATGCTCAAACGCCTCGCAAACGATAAACCCTAGAATTTGCGCATCGTCTTCGCATATGCCAACCTCAATCGTGTTTGAAGTGCCAAACGAAAAAACACCGCAGTCGTAGAAATGCCTGTCGGGATTGACGTAAAACGGATACCATTCGGGCTGATTTCCTTTTTCCCCGATGACAAAGCCCTGTCCGTTCACGCTGATGGGAATTCGCGGATTTAAATACGGGAAATAGACAGCGGCGATCAACCGATAGCTTCCCGCTTCCGGCAGGGTGAATGAGTAATACAAGCGCCCGTCCTGCCCTTCGTCGCCTTTTGCCGGCTCGCAGGTGTTCCGGTCTTTGTTGTAATTGTAGACCGCTGAATGCGCCGAATAGCCGTGAAATGTATAGCCGGACAGTGTATCACGCGGCGTCCAAGTCGTGCCCGTTCGCGTGTTCCCCGTCCGGCTCGTCACGTCGTTCAATATTTTCTTGATGCCCGTGAACTTCGCTCTTTGGTGCTTCGAATAGCTTGTGATGTAGTCCTGTCCGTTGTACGTATCACGGAAAATCACGGTTTGATCGTTAAACGTCTTTAACGTTGCGAACTGCACCGCAAATCGGTCATACACATGCAAATACGTCTTTTCGTAGGATGATTCTTCATCATGGAATCCGGCATATGGAATGAACGATTGATTATACCAAACAAATTCGTCATTCTCGTTTCTACTGCCAGCGTTATGCTTGAACAATCCGTTTTGCCATTGTATAATTTGCCAATATCTGACGATTGTCCCTGTCCGCTTCTCATTCAACTGCCAGCGGCGCCCATAGGCGGCTGTGCCGACATACACCTTTTCCGGCGGCAGTACATTTCGTACGTGATCCAACACCTGTTCAAGCCACCACAACGGTGTAGACGGTCCGGGCGCGGTATTACCCGACGAGAAGTCATAAGACATGATTTGAAACTCGTCGATAGCCTGATTTCCGTTCAAATCCCTTCCGCTGGCGACGGTTCGATAGTCTGTCCATTGGTACCAATACGGTTCAAAGTCGCCCGTCATCGCATGCAGGTTCACGCGCAACTCCAGCCCTAACGGAATACAAACCTCGTTTTTCACCCTTACAAGCAAATCGCGATACTTTTCCGCTTCTTGATATGAGCGACTTCGAGACGAACTTTTTTCAAAGTCTATTTCAATTCCTTTGATCCGGTTTGGAAAACGCTCCATATACAGTTCGGCGATTTTCCGCGTTTGTCGGATGAACGTGTCTTGTGCATTGTTCACGTTATCCAACATCGGCTCTACCCGACTTTCATTAAAACAAACCATTTGTAACGACCACTTGATACTCGGGTAGTGATCCACCAAAAATCGCAACGAATCTCTCATCCAATAGCGAATGCCGCTCTCGTCATCGGTCAAGACTGGATACGCTTCTCCGGCCTTGTAATGATAAATCGAACCGTCCGCTAATACACCGAAATCGTGAAGACCAAACGCATGTATTTTGTCGTGATGTTCTAAAAACGCGTACCAAAAGTTGCGCTGATCGCCGCCCCAATTCTTCCAAGCGTTCGGGTCAATGATTTCCCATACGCCTGTTGAGACTTCTCTCGCGTATTGCTCAAATTCAGCGTTTGACGGCTCATTTAGCGACCAAGATAACAGCTTTATCATGGCTTGGACTTCCCTTCCTGCCATTGAATGAGTTCGACAACTCCCCAGTACCCAATGCCAACGTCTTGCATTTTCCCATTAACTAGCTTGTAAAACTCGATGCGAATCCGGTTCGAGCCATAAGGCAAGCCCATGAACAATTGACGCCTTATCTTGAGCGTTCCGTTGCCGACAGGCAGGCTCCGGCTCGCCCGATTGGCCGGAACGCCGTTGATCGACGCCTCGTTCCTTGAGCCCCACAACCGAATTTCGCTTCCGGCCGCGCCGCCTTCAAAGAAAAATTCACGGCTGTATCGCTTATTTAAGGGATGTTCCGGCTCATCGGGATATACTCGCTCGTATTCGTCCACATAGTCTCCGTAGTTGGTGGAAATCCGCAACAAATCGAAGTCGTTTTTCGCGTATAGTGTGATGTCCACGACAGTAGTCGTCAGTTGACGTGAGAAGTCTGTTTCGTACACGTTTGGCACGATAATCGCTTCATGTCCTCGCCCGACAATGTTGTAGAAGCGATTTTTCACATTCTCGAATACTCTCGGCTGATCGCCTAAATAAACGTCTCCCCCAACGGCCGTTGATGTTTCGTCCAGTGTTCCGTATGCCGGTTGAAACCATTCCGCCGTGTTCGGAATGGAAGCCGTCGCCTGTTCGCCTTCTTGCAATTGCAAGTCAGTGATGCGAATTGCTCCGCGCCGCAGGTTTTCAGCGACTAGCTCAAATTCGATATGATCCACTTTTTTTCGTTGAAATTTGGTCAATGTGGCGAGAAATCGCGTCCAATCTCCTTTATTCATACCATCACCCGTCTAGCGACCAACGTGTTTCTGACGGATGCCCTTTCCACAAAGTCGCGATTGAACCGCTTTGCAGCATGATGTCGGTGACGTTCACCTGCCCCGATTGGCAATTCTCCATAACAAACTCAATTTCAATCGCCGAAACGCCCCGATCGGGGTTTTTTACTTCAATAACTTGGCTGACTAATCGGAACATCATGTCGTCTCACCTCCGGCCAGTGACAGCCAAATCGGCTCGTCTTCTGTTCCGTCCGCGTATTTGATGCGAATGTAAACACCGACGCGCCCCCTCCCGACTTGCAAGTTTTCCGCCGCTACTTGCATGCTGACGGAATATGAATCGCGATGGGACGGGTAGACGATTTGCTTGAGCGTCTTGGTCTTTCCTTCTTCGGCTGTCGCCTTGAACGAAGCGTTGCCGCTGTACCCGTTGACCGGATCGATTTCCCATCCATTGTTCGTCCAATAGTTGAATCCGTCATCAGCACGGGAATTCATGAGGTAGTTAAAGACGCTCAAATTCAGCATGTCTTGACGGTCTATCGCGTCCTCGGATTCAAGGGCAGGCGCCGCTTCTTGAACGCCTGTCAGCAAGTCGGACAGCGTTGGTTGCGGACGTTCAAGCTCCACTTCCGATTCCCACGGCTTCTTGATGTTGTACTTCCAACGAACAATGCGCTTTTTCTCATTGATCCCCAATTCTTTGTCGTACACAAATACGTTGTCGCCAAGGGCGAACTGCTCGTGGCTTAACCCCGACAGTCTCGACAAGTCGGCAACTTTCATCACGTATGAAGCAGTCGGACGCGAGAGGATGCTCAAGGCATACAAACCGCGCTCGTAAAGATGGAATGGGTTGGTGAAACGCTCGTCCTTTGCCACAAGTACTTTTTTCTTGGTCGTATATTGGTAGTTCTCAATATACGGCAATCCTTCCGGATGAGCGTCTTCAATCGTCATGTTGTTCTTTCCGTACAGGTACAGCTTCGTTACGAGGTCTTTCGTGCTGTAATTCACTTCGATTTCCTTCATGTTTTTCCGATAGACGATAGACGCCCCTGAATCCCTTCCTTCCGGCCGCAAGAAATCCACCGTATTGTTGCTTGTATTGAACCACAGCTCGCCCGTAAAGACGTTAGGAAGCTCTCTCAAGGCTTTTAGACGGTTCGTCAAGCCTTCCTCTAGCTGAAGGTTTCGGCGCTCTGTCACTTCCACACGCCCGACTGTCCACCCCGTCCCGTCTAAAATGTCCGCCATGATTTGTTCCGGCGTCGCGTCCTGCCAACTCCACACTTTCATCGGCTCGGTATATTGCAAGTCGTACCACGTTGCTTCGCAATACACAACGAGTTCAAGCCGCCCTCCGGCTCTCACTTTTGAAACATCGCGAACGAAATATCGCTGATTTACGACTTCGATGATGTTTTCGTTTTGAATGTACTCCCGTTTTGGATCGTTGTATGGAAGGGAAAACGTCAGTGTATCCACACTGCCAATCTCTTGTTCTAAAATCGGATCATCGGCGTTTTCCAATACGCCAAGTCGCTTCCCCTCTTGGTCATACACGACAAGCAAGGCGTTAGACAGTCGGCTATACAAGGGCTGTTGTCGTTGTGGCGGTTGGCTGTTGTATCGAATCTTGCCAAGCAGGTTATACCGCCCGACTCTCAACTGATTGTATTTCAGCATAGGCGTCACCTCACGCCACGACTAGCCAAGGCGAGCAATAGGAACTTCGTCGAAACAGCGCTCCGCTTGCCGGAAACGTTGACGGCATATCCCCAAAAGGAATGTTTGTCGCCCGATAGCCGCCGTAAACTGTATGTGGGTTTGGACGTGGGGACAAATCTTGCAAGAACGTTTGGGCGTCGAATTTCACAATGGGAATTACACTGACTTGGTTTAGACCGTCATAGTACGCTGTCGCCCCATCGTGCCTTGCAATCCAATAGAACCCGGGTTCTAACTCCAAATCAATGTCCACCATTCCCCATCCTCCGGCCGCCGGAATGGTGATGACAGGGCTTTGAAAGAGCAATTCGCTCGGCCGCAGGCCGTTATCTCGGTAAATGCCGATCCGCATTGGTACGTCCGTACTAGCCGAATTGAGCTTCATCGCCGCCTTGTTGAATCGGGTTTTGGTTGGCAACGGAAAAGGAAAAGCGTCAATCGTGTTGCCGTAAACCAATATCCGAAACGCGGGCACGTGGCTGTTCACGTTCGCCGTTCCGTCTGCATTCAACGGATTGTAATCGCGCCGAAAATGGCTGACATACGTTCCTGGCAACGGATAAAAGGGCTCAACTCCCGCCGGATTATTAGCGAGCAACAGCGAATGTTGATCCACCGCCTGTTGCAACGATGGAATGCTTCCGATGCTCCCGTCTATGCTTTGTCGCCACGCTGAAACATTGGTGATGTACGTAAAATCAGCCGCAATCGTATCGTTTAGGTTCTGTTGCTCATGAAAGACGACAACGCCGTGCGCCGGACTGATTTCGTATTCGCTCGGATCAACTTGGACGCCGTTTCGATAAATAACAGGCGCCGGATTGTCCAGCCAATTGCGAATCGTTCCCTCATAAATGCGATAACGGATAGTCGGATCGTCTTGATCGGCCACCGGCGTCAATACATGCCCCGTCTCTTGCGCCGTCTGCATTTCCAAAACCGCCTGCATTTTGTTGATGTCGTGTTGCAATCCTGAAATGTGCGCGGATAGAATATCTTGGCTCGTCAAATCACGATATGGGGTTTGCGCCATGGTTTCACCTCTTTTCTAAATCCATCGGCTTCGAGCATAGACGGTCGCTTTCTGAATGGTCGCATTTCCCTCTGTGAAAAACTCAACCTCGTTTTCCTCTATGTCTAAAAACGGAAAATCCATCGAATCTAAATGCTGATTCGCTGATCGCTTGTTCCCGTATCCATCGACAATGTAGGACGTGACAAGTTGGCTATCCAGCACAAGCGTTTCGCCCTGTTGCAACGTTCCTGAAAATCGGACGGACGTAAAAGGCGTGCGGACGCCAATCGCGCCGCCGCTGTTCGTCCCTTGAATTTCGATCAGCGGTTCTGAATACTCGTTTCCCTTTTGTCGATTGACGACATACACGCCCGTTCCGCTGAACTCAAATACTTCGTCCTCAATCGCGTAGTAGAACGGATCGGGACAAAAGAAGTTCAACGTTCCTTGTCCGGCGCGGATCAAATCGTCAATTTCTGTTTGATCCTGAATGATGGCGTTAATGTATTTGTCCGGCTCGTCTTCAAAGATGAGCGGCTTTGGCTCGCTCTTGTTCAATTTTCCGGCCAGGAAGCGTTTCAGTTCAAAATATGACATGTCGAGATGCTCAAAGATGACCACCTCGACAGGAATGACGACCGACTGATGCCGCTTCTCCAAGAAATACGCGCCATGCCTTCCGGCGATAGACATGGATGTGATTTCTTGCGGCGGCATTAAGGGGCGACCAATGTCTCGAACGAGTAGATACGGCGAAAGGTCAAACCCGTCATACGTAATCATAAGATGCCACCCCCTATGCCGTTTGCTCTCATTTTCCCGATGCGCCGCTGACCAAGTTCACGGTCGATATACGGCGTGACCACTCGCATGATTTCTCTGCCGTCCATGATGACAGGGACGACAATTTCAAGTTTCTCCGTGCTTTGTGTTCCGTTGTTTTGCAATTCTTCGCGAATGATGCTTCGCAACATTCGTTGCGGTGCCACGATTTCGGGGTTGCCTGCTCCGGCGTCACCGACAATCGCTAGCGTCGGCTCGTCAACGACACCACCTGTTGCCAATTTCGGGATGCTCGGGACGTTGAACCCAATCGAGCCACCGCCGCGTCCGCCAATCCCAGGCACCCAGTCAGGAATCTTCGGAATCGGAATGCGAACGCTATTAATCGAGTTGATCATGCGGTTAATAAAGCCAATGACTTTGTTTACCGCTCCACGAACCGAGCTAACCACGCTGTTCCATGCGCTGGATGTTGCGCTTTTCACTCCGTTCCATACGCTCGAAATGATACTCCGAATACTGTTGAACACGCTTGAAATTCCCGAACGGATGCCGTTGATAACAGAACTGATCGCGCTTTTGATCCCATTCCACACGCTCGACGTGATAGAACGAATGGTGTTCCATACGGTTGAAATCACGTTCTGAATTGCATTGAAAACAGAAGAAACCGTAGACTTAATCACGTTCCATGCAGTAGTCAAAGCCGAACGGATGGTGTTCCAAACCGTCGTCGTCACGGTGCGAATGACGTTCCACACGGTTGAAATCACCGTTTGGATCGCGTTAAAGACTGTCGACACGGCGCTTTTAATGCCGTTCCATATTGCCGTCAACGCCGACTTGATCGCGTTCCATACGGTCGAGGACACGTTTTTGATCGCGTTCCAAATATTCGAAATCGCTGTTTTGATTGCCTCGAAAACGGTAGAAGCGACCGTTTTGATGGTGTTCCATGCCGTTGACAAGGCTGATTTGATGGCGTTCCAAACCGCGATGGATACGCTCTTGATGCCTTCCCATACACTCACAAAGAACGCTCCAAGCGCGCTGAACACGGTTTGCGCCACACTTTTGATCGCGTTCCACGAGTTCGATAGAAACTTGCTGACGGAATCCCAGTTCTTCCATAGCAAAATGATGATCGCGATGAGCGCTCCGATAACGCCTATTACAATCAATACCGGCGCCGCAATCGCCCCAAAGCTGACGCCAAGAACGCCCATCGCCGTAGCGATGGTAGACACAATCGGCGCGAACGCCAAAAACAGCCCGACGATAATGCCAATCACCGTGATAATCGCCGCGATGGTTGCCGCCAATTTCGGGTTATTCGAAATCCACTCCGCTACTTCGCTGACCACATTAGCAATCCCCCGATACACCGGAGCTAGGGCTGTGTTTAAATCGTTGAACGCATTTTGCATTTGCACCATCGGGTCAGCATTCATTTGTTGCACGGTCTGGTTGAACAGGTCTTGATTTTTACTCGCGTCACCCAAGTGCTTGTTCATGTTCAGAAGCGTTTCCGCGATGTTATCTCCTTGGTCTTCCCACATTGTCAATTTGTTATCGCAAAGGCTTTTTATCCTCTGCTTCCGGAGGTTTCCCTCATACCCTTTCACGGGATACGGCTGGTCAATTCCAGCCCGGTTCGGCGTACATTTTCAACCAACATTTGTTGGTTGCCGGACACTCTTGGGCGGATTATTGCTCCCTTAACGCTCACCGCCTACGCTCTACGGTGCGGGGTGGTATTCCCCGTTACCTCGGTGTTGGCATATGAATCGGCATAATAAAAAGCGCTCAAACAGAGCGCTTATTTACCATCGACAGAAATTCATAAAATTGCTGTTTAGTGTTTTTTCCGTATCCATATATATCATGGAAAATTTTGTGACATGTTATGCATAAGGTTATGCCGTTATCCACATCAAGTCGTTTCTCTTTGCACCAATCCCAACTATCCAAGTGATGGGCAATTAAGTTTCCACCTTTATTATCTCCACAACATTGACATGTATAATTGTCTCTTTCATAGACTTGTGTTCTCCACAAACCATAACCTTCAATAAGCCGTTCTTTTTCTCTTTCCTCATCTGTTTTGTTTGGGTTGTAATTAGGATTGGATTTTCCAAAACGTCTAACTCCATACATAGGATTGTTTTCTCCGCTCCAATCCATGTATATCACTTTCGACGGATTGGTTTCTAAATCCCTTAAGAGTTCCGAGTAGCATTTTTTGCAATAAGTAGATTTCTTTTTGCCCGAATGATAACTTTTTCCACATCTTTGACATGTATGAGAATATTTATTTCGGTTGTATTCTCTTTCGCAATCTTTGCAATAACTAAATGGCTTCTTTTCTCCTTTGACAGTTCTAAAATTAAATTCGTCTAACGGCTTTTCTTTTAAACATTTAGAGCAATATTTATAACCGTCTTTTGGTGTTGGTAACAAAGGAGTCTTTCTTCGTCTTAAATTTTCGCACCGTTTACATCTTTTTCTACGCCCATCAGGATAACGTTTGTCTTTCACAAAATCATCTAGTTGTTTTTCTTCACCACAATCACAACAAACCTTATTCATTTTACAACCTCCCGTAGTTGTATCCCGAATAATTAAATGAAGGGCAGGCAGTCGGGAATCTGCTTTTCGGGGCGTCCCCCTAGCCCTTCATAATTATTATAGCATACTTTTTATGCCGATTCACTTAGCTTCCACCGATTTTGCCCGGTTTTGTTTCGGCACAACTTTCGTTTACCGAAAATAGCTACACCAAGCGCGTTTCTTTTCGTCTCGTCCTCAACGTTCATCAGCGCTTTGGCAACCTGTTGCATAGCCTGCTTTCCTTTGTCTCCTCCGGCCGCAACAGCCTGCCCCCACGCTTGTAACTGTTTGGCTGAAATGCCTGTTCCCTGCAACAGCTCCTTCATTGAGTCGTCAACGCCTTGGCCAAACTCAGCCAATCGGATACGCCCCTCCTTGAGGCCATCCAAGAGGTTATCTATGTTCCAAGTTCCGGTCTCAACGCCAGCCGCGAAAATCGCTTGAATTTCTTTGGCGTCAAATCCAGCTCGTTGCAGTTGTTGGCCGTACTCAGAAATGATGTCGAGTTGTTCAGGAGGGAATCCAACACGTAGCAAGGCGTTGACTAGTTCGAGCGCTTGCTGATCCGACATTTCAAGCTCGCTGCCAATCTCGTTCACTTCTTGGATGAGCTCCGTAAAGTCGATTCCCGAATAGGCGGCGGCGATCGCTCCGGCTCCTTCGACAATTTTCCGGTTTGCCGCATCACTCGCATCGGCGTTCAGTGCGAATTGACGGCGCACACCTTCTAGGGCGCTTTCCGCGTCAATGCCGTATGCTTTGACCGTATTTGTCGCTTCTTTGACCGTTTGAATGGACTCTGGCGGAACATCGAACGAGACGCGGATTTTCGTTTCTGTATTCACAGTCTCCATCGCTTTGCCGATGACCGCCGAAATGCCTGCGCCTGTCGCTAAGCCGGACAGAACGGGCTCAAAATCAATGTCTTTCAGCGATTTTTGGGTATTCTCCGCTTCATCTTGTAGTTTCTTGAGTTCGCCCCTTGCTTGCGACGTATCCACTTTCGGGGAGGGCATGGAACGGATGGTTTGAGTGAGTTCTCGGATCGCTCCTTCCAGTCGAACGATTGAAGACAGGTCTGCTTGAATATCCAAATCCGGCATCGACTCAATGGCACTTTCAACCGATTGGAAGGCCTTTTCGGCGTTTCGTGTGACGCGGTTCAAAATGCCGGACACTTCATCCACGCCGGAAATCGCAATTTGAACGACTTGTTCCGCCATGCATCATCTCCCCTTTCGTACCAAACGCGCCCGTGAAGGGATTTTTCTGCGCAGTTTCTCCGCTTCTTTTTGGCGCTCTTTTTGAATTTTGTTATGGTGCGCAATCAACAACTCAATTTGCAAGGGCGTCATATAAGGGATGTCAAGCGGCGAAATTCCGCACTCTTTCACGAGAAAATAAAAATTCCTTCCCTCACGATTGAGGAAAGGAATCTTCGTCATTCTCCACCGCTTCTTGAATTTGTTGCTTGTTTCCGATGCCTGTCAATTCGTAAATACGAGCGGCGATCTCATCGACCAATTTCGGTGGAAATTCGTTTTCTACAACCTGTTCTGTAATCATGGGGTCAACCGTTCCATAGGCAACGGCTTTGATCGCCGCCCGTTTCCGGCCGCGCAGGTTGGCCTTCGTATCGAATTGGATCGTTTGCGTCATTTTGCCTTTTAGCGTTGGCGTTCCTTTTACGGCCACACCTTCTTGCAAGAGTTCTTCAATTTCCATCGCTTCTTTGTTGTTCAGCGGCCGAATATCCACCTCAAATTCTTCCCCGTTCCACGTCACAGTTAACGTTTCTTGGTAGGCAGTCCCGTTCAAAACGCCTGCGGTCAATTTCTTCGCCATTCGTTTTCCCTCCATACTCCGATTTTCATCTTGCTAAAAAAGCGAATGAGGATAAGCATTTCGCCTATCCTCATGCGACCGTATACGATGCCTTATTGTTCGTCAGCGACACTTGAATCGGTCCCGTTCCAGTCAATTGGTCGAACAAGGCTCGCGCCGTCACGGTTTGAACAATGCCTTCCCGACCTTCCACCGGTTGGCTGGATGCCGTATAAATCAGCCGCGGAAAAATGATGTCCAAATTGTTTCCTAGATGCAACGTGTAGCTGAATTCTTGCAACGTGTCAGTGCTTGGGCCGTCCGCGCCGCCCCAAAAGGCAATTAGCTCTTGATCGCTGTCAAACCCAAGGGCGACTTCCAACGTGACGACCATCGAACCCATAAACGCCTTTTTCGGAAAACGCGATCCGAATCCTTGTGCGCTCTCAATATCCGCGCCGGTTTCTACAGTTAGCGTTAGACTGTTGACCGATGCGCTCATATCCGTGCCGTTCTTTTCAAGCGCCGCCATTGGAGCGGTAAAGACGTTCCCCTCCGTAAATTGCACGTTAGTGGCAAGCGGCGCCCGTTTGTCTGACGCGCCCAACGTGTTAACCGTTAGCAGCGCCCACTCGTTCTCAATCTCCAATTCAAGCGACTCAATCACGTTGCCAAGAAACACGTGTTCCATAATGTCCTTCCCGACTTTCGCCGAAAATGAAGGCATCAGCGCACTGCGGGCAGGATAGAACGTGTGCGTATAGCCGGTCGCGGCGTCGCCTGTCACTTCATAGCCGCCTAGCGCCCATTTCCAAAACCAACCGGTCGCCTTGTCGTCAAGCGGCAACGTGATCGCTCCGCCTGTCGAATACACGCCTAATTGCGCCACACGATCCAAGCCGGAAATGCCCTCGTAAATCAGCTTGTCATCTTCGGCCGGTTCGATGGAAACACTTTCGGGGTCGAGCGTTTCCGCATATTGCGCCGCTTCCACCCCGAATTTCGTTTCCTCGCCGATCATCAAGTAGCGCGTAATCGCCATGCGTCGTCACCTCACTCTTTAACGGTCTTGAGCGGAGCAGGCGTTAGGGTGGCGGCATAGTCCGTATCCGCCGTTCCGGCATCCGCGTCAAGTTTTTGCAACAAGGCGATTTGTTTGTTCCGCAGTTCATTCAAGTCGTCAATCAAGTCATAAAAAATCGCTGGCAATTGAGAAACGCCAGCACCTCCTTCGCCTTTCCCGATGTGTTTTGGCACTTTTGCCATGTTATTCCCTCCGTTTCACTCGAAAATCAAATTGCACCGCAGACCAACAAACCTGCGTATTGTTGCCCATCTCATAGGCCGGATCGACTTGCGTCGGTCGTACATCCGCCACAGTGCCGCCTAGCGTCCGGTCTTTCACAAGCACGTCATAGACCGTCAACGCCAAATCATGTGCTTTCTCAAGCGCTTGTTCGGGGTCATTTGCTTTGACGAGAACAACAAAGTTAAATCGTATATCATGATCGGCTGTGTGGCCGCCAAGCAAGTTCGGGGCATACGGCTCGGGGACAATCCAAATCGCGGGCGTGTGCAACGTCCCGACTCTCACCTTGTCCCCGTAGACAATCCGTTTGATTTCAGTGAGTTCCGGCGATTGCTCCAATACTTCCCGAACCTTCGCCCGAATCTCCCTGTGAATGTCCTTGAGAGGCTTGTTTTGAATCATATCAGTTTCACTTCCTTCAACGCCTGTTCAACGAAATCGTCAATTCGCCGTTCGGCTGCGGCGATCGAACGCTCAATGAAGCGTTTCGGCTTGATTCCCGGGTGTTTTACCTTTTTGGCAAAGACCACTTCACCGTTTACCTCAAATCGCAACGCTTTCGCCCGACGTGGATAGATTTCGTATGGTCCAGAACCGTAGTTTTGCACGAGCGCATATTCAACGTTCGTTCCGACTGTATAGAACCGCGCGTTTCGTTTTTGCAATTTCCACGATCCGGCCAAGCGTCCATGGTCTTGCGGCGAAAACTCCATGAGGTTGCCCCATACTTCGAGCGCGGTCAACTCTGTTGCACGGTTCAGCGCCGCTCTCATGCGTGGAATCAAGCGCCGTAAATCGTCCATCCTAATTTCAGCATCAAACATATTCATCACGCCTCTACATATTCGTCCGATGATAGAAAGACATCGATGTCTTGTCTCATAAACGGCCGCAATTCTGTTCCCAAATCCTTTGTCACATCCGATGTGTTCAAAATGGAGACGGCAAAATCGTCAATTTGAATAATCGGGCTGGATCGCTGCTGTTGGGCTACCGCCACCACTTTGGCGACAGTCCTCACCAAAACGTCTTGGATCGCCAAATAGTCGTCATCCGTTTCAAGAACGGTTCGTTTGAGCCTAGCATGGATATGTGACGCGATCCGCTCAATCCATGTCGACAGCAAATCATCCAGCGCCGCTTCGGGATCAGCCGCATTCGGAAAGCGGAAATACTCCGCAGAAACGCCCGTCAAATCCCGAACGTCCTGCGGAGTCACGACTTCCGTCACCGGCCTTTCGAATAATGGCATGTGTCATCACGCTTCTTTCAAGGATTCGAGCTTGTCGATCAATGTCGACCGCTTCTTGCCTGCTTTCTCTTGGGACAACGCTTCATCAACGGAAAGTTTGCCTTCTTTGACCGCTTCGAGCACCTCATCAATGGTCATGCTTTGCACGTCCAATGAAGGTGCGTTGGTCTTGGCACTTTCATGACTATGTTTCGCTTCGCTTTTATCATCTTCACTCACGATTTCAACCTCAAAATCCCGCACCGCTTTCACGGTCAGATATTCACGGTTGGAAACCGTGATTTCGACAGTTTGGTTAGGAGGAAACTCGACACCGAGACGGTATCGAGCTTTCTTCCCTTTGTTCACCACACGTAATGTTTTCATTCCTGCTCACCTCATCAGCCGGTGTATCCTTTTCCTACAACAGCCGCATTTTCGTCTTCAAAGTGGCAGTCAACGCGCAAGGTCGTGACAAAATCCGTCCGGCGCAACTTCGGTTGGCGATCCGGTTCGATGCGAATGTCGCGATAGATGCCGTAGACAAGGTTCGCCGGATTGACCAAAAACGCCGTTCCGGCAGGCATGTTCGCCGAATCGACCACCGCAATACCTTTATACGCCAGTTGCGTGGCAGTCGTTTGCGCCGTATCGCCAAGCCCCGTACCACGAGCACGTAGGACATCACGATAGGCGTCTTCAATGTCCCAATGCACGTAGAAACGCCATTGTGAGCGGTCGCGCAGGTATTTTTTCGGCAAAGCCTGAATCATGGCGTCAAACATCGCTTCGACGTTCGTCGGGTCAAAGTCAGTCGTGCCTTGAACGAGGTTGGCCGCCTTCTTGAGCCACCCGTCTGTTTTCGCCAAGAACGGATCGCTGCTCGCTTTGTCGCCATTTAAGAACAATTCTTCGAGGTCAATGCCGACGCGTTCAGCGATCAATTGGATGAGCGTATCCTCAAACCCTTCGCGTTCGATGTTGTCCTCCAACGTCGAGTCCGTAATGCCCGAAACGCCGATGACTTCGACCGATTCCAATTTATTCGTGCTGAATTCCGGCTTCGCTTCGCCAGTCGGCGCTTCCCCTTCCGTTGCCGCCTGCAAGATTCGCGAACCAAACGCGATGCGGTCGATGTCGTGCGTGTGGCTCGTCATGTCGATCCGGCGCGCTTCGTCCAAAATGCGCGTCGCTTGGGAGACCGTCCGCACGAAAAGCTGTTGTTTCGCAGGCGCTAAACGAGACGCGCCAAGGTCGGTCGTCGTGATGGCTTTCAAGACGTTTTCTAATTTCCCGAGAAGCATGTCATTCGTCATCATATCTTCAACACTCCCTTTCTATTTTTTGTCTGACATTTATTTGCGTTTAAATCCAAACGGATCGCGGTCGTATTCGTCTTGCGGCTTCGATTTTTCCACCCCGTCTTGTCCCGTCAGACGTTTCGAGAACGGGATTTTCCGCTTGAGTTCGTCAAGCTGTTTCATGACTTGTTCGTATTTCTCTTTATAGCTGTCCTCTTCGCTTTTGGCCGCGGCTTCGCCTTGTAGGCCGTCCTCTTCATTCTGCTGTTCTTGCGGCTCGTGATCCGGCGCCGCGCCTTTCAGCGTGTTCATGATTTCGGACAGCTTGTCATTTACGGGTTTCAACGAATCATCAATCATCTTTTGAACGTCCTCGACTTTCACTTCGTCATCACCTTCCTTCGATTTGTTCGCGCGCTCTTCTTCGGCGATCCGAAGAAGCTCATCAATCACTTCCTTCGCGGCTTTCAGCTTCTCGTAGTTCGCATCGGAAATTTTCCGCCCTGCCTTTTCAGACGGTTTCAGCCCCAACTTTTCTTTGAATCTATCAAAAAGGCTTTTATTCGCCCGCTGTGGGCTTGTTTCTTCATCCGAAAGGGTTACCCCTTGGCTGTTGTTTTGCGCGTCTCCTAGAGCCGCCTGCGCGGCCACAGCGGCGCTTTGCGGAGAAGGGGATTCAACAGGAACGACATTCTCCACGATGCGAACCTCTTGCAGGTCGCCGACAAACTCGACATCCCCTTGTTCGGTGATCGTGTAGCCGATTTGGAAGAACCGCGTTTTGCCGTTTGACATGTCCTCAACGCGGATAATGACCGAATCATCAAAAATCGAATAGACATATGAATCGAACGCGCCGTTGTCGAATGTCTGATAGACTTTCCGGCGCAGCAATTCGGCGATGTATTCATACGAGCCTTGGATCGCCTTTTTCACCGCTTCTTCTCGGCTGTCTTTGCTCTTAATCGCGATGAACTTGGCTTTCGGGACAGCAGGCTCGTCGACAAGGGAAACGGCATTGACCACCCAATCGCCGGCGGCGCGTTCCAAGTCGGCCAGTGTCGTGCGTTTTACTGCTTCTTTCGACTTCAACGCCGCTTTCGGAACGCCCATGATCGAGAATCCGGTCAATTTCCCTTCCTTCACCGCCTGCCAGACGTCTTCATCCTGAACACGAACGCCCATCATCCAACTTCCTTTTGGGACAGTCAACTCGTCGTCAACCTTCCAGTCAAACGGCAAGATGTACGATTCCACTACCTTGCCGACATTGTTCAGCGTGTGTTGCAAATCGATGTTGCCGTATTGCTCTAAAAACTTGTGCGCTACTTCCTCGATTTTTTCAGCGGATACCATGTCACCGTCGCTGTCCGGCTCGTTTGGAACGAGAACGGGTCCAAACACAATCCGCTTCTCCTCGTTCTTGTGCGTGACTGGCGCGGTGAGTTCGTGTTTCATTCTCTCACTCCTTTCTGTTCGGAATCGCTTCATGAAACGAGCCACGCCTAGAATGAAATCACCCCCTTTACGGATAGTAAGGCGTCCGGACGATTTGTTCGCCCTTTTTCGGGATATACGGACGGCATCGGCAACGGCAGTTGATCCATTCCTCGATCCGTCCGGAACGGTCTAACGGGTGCATCAGCCCGTTTGAGAAACGTTCATCCATCCGCACCACCTGCCCATGCAAGGAATAATGGTCGGCGCGGTCTTTCGGGTTTCTCCCCCTCACGCGGCTGTCTCTCACCGTCAGCCATTGTTTGTAGCGGACATTGTAGTCTTGCATGGTTTGGAAAATACCGACGTTTTGCGCTCCCTGCACTTCGGTTCTCGCGATCGTTTGCAGCCGATGGTCTCGCAGGTCTTGGAAATCGCCGCGCAAATCGACTGCGATGTCGTCAATCCCTTTCCCTTCTTCATATCCGCGAACCAACGTGGCACGGAAATCACCTTTAATTCGCCGAAATGTATCGTCCGAAAACACATAAACGCGCTCTCGCAACTCTTCGAGAACGCGTTCGCTGAATTCCGTAAACACCAATTCCAAGCCCTGCTCAAGGATTTCTTCAAACGTCAATTGCCTTGCCACGACTGCACTTTCGACAGCGGCTTCGACAATCTCTTCCTCCATGTCCGCGAAAACCGGATCGAGAATATCCGCGATAAACGTTTCCTGTTCAAGAATCGACAGCGGGATATAGCCAAGCTCTCGCAACCGCTGGATGAACATGCTTTCCAGTCCAACTTGCAAGCTGACCAATCGTCTCGCCAGCTTTTCTTCGATTTCGGCAATCCGCTCGTCTTGCTCTTTGAAAGCAGGAAGCACTCCATGTGCAACAAGGAACGCGACAAGCTCGCGATCCATATCCAACAGCTTGCACACCTCACACATGTTTGCCAACCCCTTTCGTGGCGATGTCAATGAGTTTGGCGTGCAACTGCTTTAGCGAATTCAATATCGCGTTCGTTTCTTCCTGCGAAGCGTCGAGCGGCTGCCCGAAAATGAAATGTCTGTCTAGGTTCGGATCGTCAATCGGATCTCTGCCCAATTCACGCAAAATCATGTTCGGACTGTACGCGCCTACTTCAAACAGGAAGCGCAGTTCCTCGATTTTCGCTTGTGTGTCTTTCGTGTCGATGTCCTTGAAACGGAAACGCCAGTCGGTGATTCCCAGCCCGACTGACAGCAAGCGGTTCATCACATTTTCAAGCATGTCCTGCCGCGGCTCGATGACCGACTGCTTGTAAATCTCGGACGATTCCCTCGCCGTTGAGCCGCCAAGCGACCCCTCGACGACAATCCCTGCGCGATAAGGCGGAACACCATGAGCGGACAAAATCTCATCGCGGTTGTCCATCCTCAACATGCGGAAACTTGCTTCCTTCGTCTCCACAGACAACGCTTGGAACTTGATTTCGATTGGCGTGTCCGAGAAATCACCTTGCGGCTTTTGCGCCGTCACGACGAGCGTTGAATGCCGGTTTTTCTTAATGTCCTGCTGAAAGTAGCGGCGGATCAATTGTTTCGTTTGCTCGTCGAGTTCCGCTCCTGTCACCGTCACGACGTAGGCAGGGACGGCATGATTTTCAAAGAAACTGATGTTGTACTCCGCCCGTTCGCGGTCGGAAATAATCGCGCTTAGCGCCGGCAAAATGTCCGGCAAGCCGTAATAGTCGCTCCGGCTCGTATAATTGTGGATGTGAATGATTTCTGTCGCCCGTCGCTCAACCGGAATGGAACCGGCAGGCGCGATTTCGCCTGTCACGTAGTCCACGTCATTTTCAAAGCCAAACCGCTTGAACCACACTTTCTTCGTGCCGCGGATTTGACAATATCGGTTCATATCCTGATGAACGCGAACCGTATGCGCCGGGATATGCTCCAGACCGACAAGCGTGCCGTCTTCGTCTCGAATGACTTCGTAGTAGCCGTTTCCGACGGAATCATAGTCCACCATCACATTGTTGTTGATGTCAGTCAGCGTCTTGTATGGGTTCGGGTTCTCTAAGAACTGCATCGCGATCTCGCGTTGTTGTTCGCTCGGGTTGTTCGTTTTCGGTTCAAGATACCATCCCAATCCAGCCGTATCTCTCGCTTTTGTTTTAACCGCTCGATAATGGTACGGGTTGAGTTCAAGCAGTTGCGCCAGCGCTTCGAGATTGTATAACGGTTCGACAAGTCCCAATTCCCCATATGAGCCGTTAAAGCGGTCGCTTGGAATGGCTCTCGATTCCCCTTGCTTGATCGCGTAGCGTTCAAGCGTGCTTTCTTCGATGACTTCGCCGTCGCTTAATACATACGCCTTGGCCACCGCTTTCTTCTCCATGTCGTTCCCTCCTTTCCGTTAGAAAATATCAACCTTGATCGTCCCTTTCGTTCCGGCTCGGTCGAGGTATCGCAACGCCTGTGATGTCGCGTCCACTTGGTCGTCAGTCGGCGCGTTCGGAAACGCCACCAATTCCTCAACGTAATCATGCACCCACGGCGCGATGCTCGGATGTGGAATATAGACGTTTCCGGCCTCGAATTGCGGCGATACGGCGTTCAGCCGCTCGACTTTCGTTCCATTCGGCACAACCGGCAACATGCCGCTGATTTGATGCCGCAACGCATTGATGATCGCTGTCCCGTTCGCGCGGTCTTCGATGAGTTTCGCCTGCGCCTGCGGCCACTTGGACGTCAACGAGACAATCGCGCGGATCGACTCGGTGAAGGACAACTTCGCGCGGACTTGGTCAAGCAGGTATTTGTCCGCTCCCTTTCTGCCCCATACTTGACCGACGACAAACGAACCATCGTTCGTATCTTTGAATGCAAAATCCCACGATTGAATGTATTCGTCCATTTGAGGGGCTTGTTTGTAATACTTGAACCATGAGCGGTGGATGATCGCGCCGCTTGGCGGCGTTGGGCGCTGTTGATATAGCGCATTCCATGTCCGCGATCCGACCGATTTCTTTGTTTCCTCCGCCCATTTCTCGTCGAATCCGTACTCCGGCCACAGCGGCTCGCCGATTTTTCGCCCTAGCAAGTCGTTTTCGGAATCGCAAATCGCAGGCAAAGAAAGCACCGTCCAGCGCTCCGGCTCGTGTTCTAAAAGCCGTCCGGCAAGGTCGTCCTCATGCCAACGCGTCAAAATCAAAATCACCCGTCCGCCAGGTTGCAAACGGGTGGATAGCGTGTTTTGCCACTCATTCCACAGCATATTTCGATACGTGACGGAATCCGCCTCTTTACGGTTTTTGATCGGGTCGTCGATGATGAGCAAGTCCGCTCCTTGACCGGTGATCCCTCCGCCGATCCCGACCGAAATCATCCCGCCGCGATGCCCTTCGACGTCCCAACTCGTCACCGAATTGACGTCTCTTGAAAGGCGGATGCCGAACAATTCCTCGCCAAACAATTCGATCTTTTGACGGTTGGCCTTCCCGAACCGCCTTGCCAATGAATCGCCGTAGGAGACTTCGATGACTCGCCTGTTTGGATTTCGCCCGATAAACCATGACGGGAACGTCTCTGTGACGGTCATGGACTTGGAATGACGCGGCGGCATAAAAATCGCAAGACGGTCGATTTCGCCGCGTTCCACTCTCATGAGATAATCGCAAATCAAATCCGAATGTCTTGACGGGCGATAGCGCCCAAAATGAGTGTATTCTAAATAGACCGAGTAATCTTCTTTAGCCAACTCTTTTTCGAGCGTATCTAAATTATTCAGAATCTCGCTTATTAGCATTGCGCTTTCGGATAAGTCGCTTGATAAGCTCCCTTGCTTCTTCGTCTTCAAGAAGCTCGCTGACGATGTTGTGCTCCACTCTGATTTCGTATTGCCCATGATTCGCCACCTGCCCCGAGTGGTTCAAGTCTGCTGTCAGTCGCTCTTTGCGCCCCCACCGTTCGGGGAACTTTCGCTCAAGCCGCCATGCGGCCGCCTGCCAATTTTCCTCCGCCGCCTTGCCGATGATCGCCACATCTCGTATCTCCGCTTGCGCCAGTGCCTTTTCTACTGCGTTGGATAACTCGACAAACGGCTGTTCGCTTTTCTTCGGCCGCGCATTCGGGTTCTTCGCTAGACGTTCTTTCTCCCGCGCACCGCGTTTTAGCCAATCATAAAATGTTGTTTTGTTGATCCCCACATAAGCACAGGCCGTTTCAATGTAATTGCCCGCTCGGATCACTTTAACGAGTTCTTCCTGCAATTCGGGAGTAAGCTTTATTGGTCGTCCTCTTTTGTTCCTTGTCATACTCACTCACCACCTTCAACTTTATTTCTTAATATGTGTCGGCGTGAAATAAACTCCAAATAAAAAAGCACCCCGAAGGATGCTTAATCAATCATTTTTTACCTCTAATTTTGTGCGAGATATTTAATAAGTATTTTTCAGGATTAGGCATAGGATGTGATCTTTTCTTTTGTTTTCTTGCTCTCCTTTCGTGTTCTTCATATCTTCTTAAAATTTTGTTCCAATCTTTTGGGTATAGCTCCTTAAATTTTTCAATAAAATCCGTTTCCGAATAATCACTTGGTAGATTTTCTATTACAATTTTAAATTTTTCTTCGGCATTTGTAACAATTGCCATATTAATCCACTCCTTCCGCCTACCCAATACGACAAAAGGAGACTATCTTCCTACATCTTTATTTCGTCAAATCTCGACAACTATTTCCTCCTCACCGCCCCACGCACTCGTTTATACGTATCGCGCCGGACACCCATGATTTCCATCCAGTCGCGCCATGTCATTCTATCTTTTTTCTTCATGCTGTTTAGCTTTTGTTTGTCTTTATCGTTCAATACCTCGTGCAACTTATACACGTGTATCACCTCGCATAAATAAAAACGCCACCCGATCGGGTGACGCCCTGCTTCAACATATCCCACGCTATCATCATAACACGTCTAAACGGAAATAGTCTGTCATCTTTCCGTCATTTTTCCTTCAGTTTTCTTTCAGTTTTCTGTCATTTTGTTCCCGGCCACCCGTCATCAATTACGACGGTCATCGCTTCGTCAAACGTATCGCACACAGCGACCGTTTTCCAGTATGGCCCGTTGATTCCGGCTCTATCCCATGCCGGACACGTCAACACTCCTTCATGACGGACGACATATTTTCCATCGTCACGCTGCACAATTTGCCCAGTCCACATTTCGTTTGACACTTCAAAAAGCACTTTCAACACTTTCATTTTTTACTCTCCTTTCTGGTTTATATACTTCAATCCGCAAAGCAAAAGCCAATTTATAAAACGCCTTCTCCCTCACGCGGTAAAACGTCGATTCACTAATCCCCATTTCATTGTATACGTCGTAGTCATATGGTTCCTCTAACGTCAAATACCGCTTCACGATCAGTTCGCGCTCCAGTTTAGTCAGCCTGTTCACGGCTCGGCGCACCTTATCCATATATTCATCCCGTTCCCGTTCGAAGTCCGCTTTCCGTATTGCAACATCTTCTGTAGACGAATGAAACGCGTTCGTCTGCGACGGCGGCACGAGAGAGTACGTTTGCGTCACGCGTGGCAGGAATTCGTCCGGAACCGTCAGCATATACATGCGATATTTTTCCAATGCTGCCTCGACTGCTTCTTTTGTTTTCTCGCCGTCAACATCGCGAAGGAATGACATCTGTTTATACTTTACCAACCGGACCACTCCCGTTATAATATGGTCAAGAAGCCCCATTATGTTCACTGTCATTCCTCTTGGCCGGGAGAAGTCCGGTCTTTTTTATGTCCAGACCTTATGCCTTGCAATTCTGCGTTGCTGTCTGGTCATATTGATTCACGAGTTTATATCCTTGCAACTGGTACTGTCTCACTTTCCATTTTCGTTTCGTTCTGACTTCCTTGTGTGTTTTCGGATGGCGCAAGATGTAGATCATTCTTTTCCCTCCAATATCGATTTGATTCTTTCCTTAAATTCCTTTTTTGAAGGAGGTCTAAATAAATCCACTAATGTTTCATGCTTCCTACACTCTTCACAGATATAGTCCATCCCTTCTGCAAGAACAATGCTGACTAAGAACTGTTTGTATTCACCGCAATATGGACACTTGACCCCTTCGTCTGAAAAATCATCTGTAGCCATCTGCCGCGGTATTGTTTTGTTCCAAGGCAGATTCATTTCGTTCCCTCTTTTCCTTCATAAAATCAAGAAAATGTTCACGAATTTTCCACGCTGTCTTTTGACCGATACCCGGGATCTCTTCCAACTTGCCGAGCCACTCCATCATCAATTGCGTGTCTAATTCGTTTTGCCGTTTGGCTCCGGCGTGAAAACCTCGGTTCCACGCTTCTGCCAGTTCTGCCTGGCGGACAGGGAGCGCTGTCATCTCCCCACCTCGCCTGATCCTGCGCAGCGTTTTCCCCATCACGTCACTACCTTCCAGCCTTTTTTCAGCCGGCTTTTCAACTCGCACTTTTGCAACGGCTCATAGCGGTAGACGGCTTGTCCATCCTCACGTCGATACAGCAGATACCACCTCAACCGGCGCTTACGCTTGCTCATGACTCATATACATCCTTTTGCAGTTTTTGGAGAGCGTACAGCCTCAAGGCCCGAAGCTCCCGTGTCGCGTCTGCCCAGCCTTCCTCGCTCTTATCCTTTCGTTCACGGAGCTCGCTGACTAGTTCTTTCAGCCGTTGAATCTCATTTTCGAGAACGATGATTTCTTTATGCAGCCGTTCCTTGTCCGCCATCGCCGTTTCGAAAAGCTCTTTCCAGTGTTCAACTTCCTTCTCTTTCTCCGTCAGCAGCTTGTGCGCGTGGATCGCTTCTCGTTTGAGCCATTCGATGCCGTTGTCGTCCTCTGGTGCAATATTCGCTTTTAATTCCTCCAGCTGTTTCTTCAATTCATCTCGTTCCGCAACGACTTCCTCATATTTCGCGTATGCGATCACTTTTGGTTTTTGCCGTTCCACTTCTTTTGCCTCCTTCAAAATATCATCAAGTTTTTCGCCAGCACGTAGCCTTTCTAATTGTTCCGGTGTCAGCTGATATGTTCTCACCGTCGTATCTATTCCGTGTGGGCGGTTGCCGAACCGCACAGGTCCTGACCGATACGGGGATATTCTTGCGATCGTCGGCATCGCGGTCACCTCGCTGTTTTTCACTCAATCACATCCATCTCCTTAATCTGAATTTCAGTACGAGGAGTTTCACTATAATACTTGCTAATAGAACAATCGATGATTTGAGAATCGTCTTTCCAAATTACGCCTGTTAATGCATCCTCGATCAGTTTCAAATAATTTGATACATCTGGCTTGCTTATTGGCCTTAGCTGGCCGGCTTCGGCTGCGGCTTTTTTCTTTTTGCTAAAGCTCTTCAAAATAGGTTTGTACACCTTAACCTCAAGGGAAATCGGCCCCTCAATCAATTGTTCCGGCCGATGCTTCGATGCAGCCAATTTCAAATAATGCTTGAAATCTCGTGATTTCTTGGGATCATACATCCGAACGCGGCCATTCACCGTCGTCGCCCTTGGCCGTCCCTGTGCCACGGGCTCGCCATACACAATAAACTTGATCATGCTCATTCCTCATCCAACCTTTGCACGTAAAATGGTTGAGCATATTGCTCTTGCAGCTGGCACCGTTTCTTGTTTTTGTACGGGTGTTCGAAATCAATTTTTCTGATGCAATAGGTCTGTGTGATCGTCGTCCGTCTTTCCACGTTCGATACATGTATGCGGCATGTCGTGCCAGTGAAGTGCCTGCATGTCGGGCAGAAATCAGGGTTGTATCGAACAGGCATGTTCTCGTACTCCACGATCCTGGTTTTTTTCACTTCTTCATCACCTTTTGCTTCAATACCTCACAGTACACCACAGCGTCGATTAACTCTTGTTGCAAATGTTCAAGCCAACCGATCATTCCATAGTCATCTGGATCGACTGTTTTGCCGTACTTTTTGATGCCTTTTTCTGTCTGTTGCTCGAGCAGCGCCTGAACATTGAGCAGGATTTTATTTTGAGTATCCATCGTATCCCCCTTAATACTCATGATCTTGCCGTTTGTGGTTCACTTCGTTTTTCCGCATGTACGCTTCTTCGATTTGTTCCCATGTGAAGCCGAGTCGTTCACCTAATGTAAGGAAGTGTTCAAACACCGATTCGTAGTATACTCTTACGACTTTTTTATTTAGATCGACTTGACATTTATAAGCGCGATAAAGAGTGTGTACTTCGCCATAGAGAGCAATAAAATCATCATCAAGCATTTCATTCTCTTGCGCGTTCCCTAACAATAATTGATGTGGCATTCCTAACTCCAACCCAATCGACAAGATAAAATGCAAGCAGTCCACGTATTCTTCTAGGAGTGGGTTTTTAATATGCTCCGGGCCAATGTATTTAAATCCAATGTCGTCTATTGTGCGGTTCACTAACACGCGTGTTCTTGGAACTTGGTCATGACTCCAAAACTTAAAGCCGCGCCATTCATTCGCCAACTCCCCAAGTTCCACCATCAGCGCAAGGATTTTCTTCGCTAATCTATCCTCGCCTTCTTGCCGCGGGTGCTTCTGCTCAATGTACTCATCGAGCTGGCGTTGCATCTCGAACAACTTTTGTAGATTCAATCTTCGTCACCCCATTCGTCTTCTTCCAATTGACGCTCTAAACTTCGCAACACTTCGATCACTTCGCGTTTTTCTTTGTTTTCTAAGTGGCTTGCCATTACACACCCAACCGCTATATTGATTGCGCGGCATACGTCCATGTGTTATCACCTCGCTAGACGCTTTATTTTGCTCTGTGAGGCGTTTTTCTCGTTCTGGGATACTTTCCTATTACCCTTGCAAGAAAAACGCCATACGGGCTAAAATTTGAAGATTTCGAGTGTGTTAATCTTTTAGTTTTTGCATCGCAAGCACATGACGCAACGTGTAGTAGTCCAAGTCGTATACTGACTGTCCGTCGTATTCACGGATTCCACGATCGAGCAGCTGACGAATCATCATTTGGCGTTTCAATTCCCTCGTGATTTGAACTTTTTCGTAGAGGATGCCCAACGCGATCACCTTCCTCCCAAACAATATCCTGTGTGATCCCCAATCGCTCACAAGCTTCCGCCAGGCGTTTGCGCCACTCTCGCAACTTGTCCTCCTCTTCCTTCCGCACTCTCGCTGCATCCTCGCAGTTGCATGAGGTCACCAGCCATGCCCCGTTCATCACTCTTGTGTATAGCCGCCCCGTTCCGTCGCATTTCACACACATGTTTTATGCTCCTTTCAGCCGGAAATCTTCGCCTTCAACTTCGAGAAGATACGGACCGCACTGCCCAAGCAGCCGACTGGCCGCCGCGTACCCGATTTTTTCACTCAATGTTCCGCGATCTTCGTTACTGTTGAACACGATTGGCTTTTGTTTTCTGTAGCGTTCGTTAATGATCTGATAGTACAGAGCTTCTTTCGCCTCCGACCATTTCGCTTTGCCGATGTCGTCCCAAACCAGCACATCCGCGTTGATTGCTCCGTATAGCAGTTGGTTCAACGTCTCGCCTTCGTCGTTCATCATCTTGGCTTGAATCAGCTCGTCCATAAACGTGACATCTGAAACCACCAACACATTGAATCCGTCTTTGATCAGCCGTTTGGCTAGCGCAATTTGCAAATGTGTCTTCCCTACCCCAAAATTGTTGTGCATTTGTTTCATTTCAGCCCGTTTGCCAGCCGGAAGCTCTCGTAATCGCTGCTCCCCAACAACTGCGATAAAGCCAAGGTTGTGCTTCGCAATCGCTTTTTCACCGTTTTCCTTCTTGAACTCACTCATATATTCAAGTGTCACATCATACATCGATTGCTGATACTTCGTCACTCGCTTGAAGTTCTCGAAATTCGCATGAACAAATTCATCGGGAATGAGTGCCTGCTTGAACCGCCGTTTCCACGCCTTCCGTTCCCGGCATTCGCAAGGTCTGGCGAATTCATACCCACGCTCGTCTCGATAGAAGAGGAATTCGGTATCTTTGCATCGGGAGCACTCGTAGTCACCCTTTCCATCCCCAAGCTCGTCTGGCTGCTTCGGCTTCTCGGAGGATTTGTTCATATGATTTGCAGCCTTCCGTTGCAAGTCGGCCAACACGTCTTGAATGCTCGCGAACCTCACGATTGTTCACCTCTTCTCGCTTTCTATGAAACTCCCGTTCGTAGGCTTCGATATCTTCGATCGTGCGTAAGTTGTTCTGCACCCAGTCTTGCAGTATCCCCTCGGCATAGTTCCATTTTTTCTGTTGTTTAAGGGCTCGCTTCATTGCTTCGATAACGATCTCATCACTGGTATCCTCTACCCATTTGGTGATGCACTCCGCGATAAACGGACTCATAGGACCAAAGTTTTCTTGATAGAAGCGATGAGCGTTTACTACTACTACCTCTAAGTTTTCTTTATTACTTAGTAAGTCATTATTTAGTTCTTTATTATTTAGTAGTTGCGGATTTTCCATCGATGGATTTTCCATTGATGGTTTTTCCATCGATGGATTTTCCATTGATGGTTTTTCCATCGATGGATTTTCCGTATATGGTTCTTCGTAAACGATGGTTTCCCATTCGAATTTTCCTTGCTCATTTTGCCGGCGTTCACGTCTCATATATCCGTACTGTTTCAGTTCCTTAATAGCTGATTTCAAAGCGTCTTTACCGTCCTTGGCGTGTTTCTCTAGTTCATCGTCATAAAATTTCCAATCGTCCGGCATGGAAAGCATATAAGCATGGAGGCCTTTTGCTTTCCAACTAAGACGCGGATCATGCAAGGCGGTTTTATTCATCACGACGTAATTGCTGTTTTTTTGAACCCTGATTACTCCCAAAGTTCTTCCTCCTTCACGCATATCGCCAATTGTTTTTTTCTATCTACACTGATCACCTTGAATTCGGGGTGAGTCGCTCGTACGTATCCTTTCGCATACGCTTCATATTCCTTTTCCGTTCTTGCCATCCACGTGTAGCAAAACGGCAAGGCTACTGTATATTCGAGCCCCTCTTTGAACGCCTTTTGAACCCTTTCTTTCTTTCGACCAATCAGTATCATCCCCTAGAAGAAAGAATTCCCCATCAAAATCAAAAGGATCGCGCCGGAAACAGCGTAGGGAAGCCACCACAGCTTCGTTTCTCTCAAAACCGTGTCCGTATCTTCATCGGTTTCGAGGAAGCGCCAATACGCTTCCCCGAACCGTTTCAACCACACTTTCATTCGAACCGCCCCGTTATGATCGAGATGGCTTTGCTTGCTTCCTCGACAGTCCATTCAGACGGTTCTTTGTCAACGCCCATCGTTTCTTTCAGCTTTTCGTACAGCCTTTCTTTCGTCCAATCAGCGGTTACCCTTCGGGAAATCAGCGCGTCAATGTATTTCAATTGGTTCTCGCTCGCCTTTTTGTTTTTTCCGTTTTTGTCAAGTTGCCCATTTTGCTTTTCCTTCGTATCTCTCGCGTCAGGATCGTCTTCGTCAGTCGGAACACTGAAAAACTTCATGAGAAAGTATCGTTCTGTGTACGTCAGTGCGCTGCCAAACGCTTTCGATATATCGTCTTGTTGCCCCATGTATTGCCAAGGGATTTCGATACGGTCGCTCGGATCGTCCGCGTTGATCCATACGTACTTCATGTCGCCAGTGACAACAAAGTCTGTTTTTGGCCGTTCGCGTTTATTTTCGCGATCATATACGGTATAATTAAAAGTAGAGTGGGTTTGGTTGAGGACGATTGGGACGAGCAACACGCCCAATTCGTCCATTTTTTCACGAATCTTTTTCAGCACCTGCGCGCCGGATACATAACGATAGCCGTACCCCTGCGAATCTTTTACGAAAACATCGACCGTTTTTCGGATTTCTACGAGTTTTTGATAAACATTGAGCGGTTTCGGTTGTTCGGCTGTTTTCGTCATCGAATTCTCACTCCTTTTTCTCGTTTTAGTTCAACTCCCGGAATTGGCTCTCCGTTTTTAATCCGCTCCAAAATGCTCTTTTTGTCCACCTCGACTTTTTGTTTCAAAAACTCTGCCGGAATCGCCGACATATCCACAACATCCACAGACGGTGGATTGTCTTGGATATATACCGTGATGGTCGGGCGCTTAATTCTTTGAATGCCCGCATGTTCCAACTGCTCGAATAGATACGTTTTCAGCCGTTTTACCTTATTTTCAATGGCTGTCCTCTTCTCGTTTAGCCGTTTTTCTTCTTCCCGAATGGCTTTCGCATCCGCTTCGAGATTCCGGATCAGCTTCGCTATGTTCTCTGCTTTGAGTTCAATTTCGTCGCGGATGGCTTCTAACGTATCTACTATCGCATCGGATTCCATTTCTTCTGCCATTTCAAGCAGTTCGCGATAGTTTTCCGCCAACTCGTATAGCTTCATATCTTCTCCCCCCCTTGCTTCACCAAACAATTTTCCGCTCTCCACTTTCCAGACAAAAAGCCATTGCGCAACGATCGTCATAGTGAATCATTTGCCCATCGAGGAACTCGATGAATTCCTCTCCTTCGACGATGTTTTCATAGCATCCAGCGCACTCACCGATCACTCTCGGCTCTTCCCATTTCACGTTAAGCGTCATCGGATTTTCCACAGCCATTCATAACAGCCCCTTTCTTTTTAGAAGGTCGATTTGATTTCTGACTGATGGTATCGTACGATTGAGCATCTCTGACAACTTCCTGGCGGGCAAATGAATATTGTCGATCAGTATCCGCCGTTCTTCCTCTGTCCATTTCTTGATCCTCTTATCTTTCGGGCGATGACTGGTATTGATAAGCCACTCTCCAAGCGTCCGCATTTCTTTATAGACATCGCATGTTTCACATTGCTGTACATATCGACTGCTGTTGCGAAGACCTCCATACGGACATTTGCGGCATATGTTTAGAAGTTGCCCTATGCGGATACGCACTTTTGTTTTGTCATCATGCCGCAACGAATCACCCCCTTCCCTTAACGCCCATATTCAGACGCAGGAGACAGGACAACCTTTGGCCAAAAACATGAGGAAGTTTGGAAAAACAGGACAACATCCCGCGCCTGAGGATAGGCACTAAGGAGTAGTTGGCAAAGAAGGTGAGCCGCCCTCTTTGCCCTTCCCCTTTTTTTCTCTCAAGGTTGAATCGACTCATTCGAGGTTCAAAACTCGTATTTGCTATCCTCCCAACCGCACTCATCGCATTCTGCTTCCCAAACGTACCCTTTCCCCTCAACGATTTCCACTACTTCCCAACGAGCTTCTGCGCCACAACGTGGGCATTCCATGTTCATGTTTTTCACCTCCGTTTCACTCGAGACCGAAGCGTTCTGGATGCGCTTTGATCGCGTCGCGAACCGTATCCACTCCGATGCGGTTGACGTGTTCAACTCCCAGTTCGCTGACACTCAGCTCAAGAATGAAGCTGTCACTGATCGCGCTGATCTCGTAGTACACCCGGCCATCACTGAAATCCAATTCAGTGACTCGAAAAACATTTCTGACTTTCCATTCCGCTATCGCCCGATCTGCTACTTTTCTGACGCCGCTGGGCAACTCATCGAGCGAGATGTTTTTGATTTGCATATGATGCTTCCCCCTTTTTCAGAAAAATGTCTTTGAAATGCTTCTCCAAAAACTCCTCCATACGCGATGCGATGAAACACCAACGTTCACCTTTCCGTTCCGGGTAATACACGAAACCGCCGTTTTCAATGTCGAGCATCGGTTTGTAGCGAGGATGGAGCAGGATGTGCTCCTTCAGCCAATCCTCGCTGTAGCCGGTGTGTTCCTTTAGGTCTTGCATTGACCACCAGACTTTCATCGCCTCTCCCTCCTTCACGCCGTTTGTTCTTTCTTTAGCAACAACCGAAATGTTTCTTTCCCGCGAGGGGTAATCAACGTTTGCACATCGGCCTTCCCATTTCGAGCGAATTCTTTCAGTTTGAATAGTTCTGGCACATACTGCGCATATGGTTTCAATTTTCCTTTTTGATCTCTGTAGACAAATTTGTTATCGAGGAGCCATTCAATGAAATACCGTTCTTTCACCTCAAGCTCTTTGGCTGTGTCTCTAAAGTTGGTGAGTAGATTTCGATCAACTAAGGCGTCAAAATAGTCTGCTTTCGGCTTCATCGCCGCGATCTGCTCATTTTGCCGGCGCACCGTTTCCAGCACGCCACGGAACATTAGCTTCGTCTGCTCATCCGCAAACGGAAGATACGTATTGATGAACATTTCATCGTTTGAGACATATCCGCCCGTTTTGCGGATGGTTGGAAGGACTTCATCAAACACCCACGATTCAAACTTTTCGGCCTCTGGAAGTTTACTTCGAGCAATTAAACGATAGAGATTTCCTTCGGTGATGAATTTCTTTTGTTGCTCACCACCAGCTGTAGGGGCTGAACGAATCGTTACCCCCTTTTCTTTGCAATGATCCTTGATCGCTTTATGCGGATTGGTGTATCCCAAAATAATTGCTACGTCTGTCGCCGGAAAATAAATTTCGCCGTTTTCCACTAACACTTGCAACTCGCCAAACATTTCATGGTTGAAAGCTCGAATTTCTGTCAATTGCGCAATCCTCCTTACCCGGCTGTTTTTTTCTCTTGTAATTCATGAGTTACAACTTGTGTAAAAAAAATATCCTCTACCTTTTTTCCAAAGAATTGCGCGATAGCATACATCAATTCATACGATGGAGCCCTTTTTAACTTCCCTCTTTCGATTTTGTGTATCGTTTGACGGGTTGTTCCAACGGCCTTTGCTAGCTCTTCTTGAGTAATATCAAAAGATCGGCGAACATCCCTCAAGCAGTTTTTCACTCTATCACCTCCTGTCGATTTTAATTGTAACTCAAAGATTACAGTTAGTCAACTATGAATTACAAAGAAATAATTCACTCTGTGTAAATTTTGATTTACAATATGTAATGTAAAAGTTACATTTTAGAGAGGAGTTCAGATTAATGAAAAGCCTAGGTGAACTTTTAAGGGAATTACGAGGGAATGCTTCCCTTAGGGAGGCAAGTGAACGTATCGGCATTAGCCATAATTATTTACGGAATTTAGAAAAAGGGATAGACCCGAGAACGAAAACGCCCATCAATCCCTCTGCTGAAACATTAAAAAAAATTGCCAAGGCTTATGACTACCCGTATGAAGAACTATTGAAAGTCGCTGGATACCTCGATGATAACGACAAACCCAAGCTCCCCGAACTTACCGAGAAAGACGAGCGCGACATCCAAAAGGAGCTGGAAAAGATCATCAATGGACTCAAGACAGGAAGTGGATTTGCTGCATTCGGCGGAGTGGACATCGACGAACTCGATGAAGAGGATCGGGAACTGCTGATCGCATCTTTGGAAAACTCTCTCCGCCTCGCCAAGCGCATCGCAAAGCAAAAATTCACGCCGAAGAAATATCGAAAAGAATAACCATCTCCAGGGGGTTCGCTATGGCTGAAAAGATCAAACAAATTGTAGAGAAGATGATCCGAAAGCACGGCACGAACAACCCCTTTGAGATCGCATCACAGAAAGGCATTGTGCTGTTGTTTGAGCCGCTGGGCGGGATATACGGGTATCATCATACGTTCCGTCGGATTCAGATCATTCATATCAATTCAGAGTTGGACGAGCCAACGCAACGCTTCGTTTGCGCGCACGAGCTGGGGCATGCGGTTTTGCATCCCGAACTTAGCACTTCATTTTTGCGAAAAAACACACTTTTCTGTATGGACAAAGTGGAAAGGGAAGCGAATGAGTTTGCGGTGGAATTGCTTCTGTCGGATGATGTTCTCTATACATACCGCGGCACTGATGCAACCATTTATGAGGCCGCCGCGGCGTATGGCATCCCCAAGGAGGTGGTGCATCTAAAAAATTTTGACCACTGAACCAAACATACATTCTGCACTTCTGCAAAGGGAGGAGAGAACATGGCTAGCATTCAAAAAACCAAGAGCGGCTGGCGCTATCGCGTTTCGTATAAGGAGAATGGGAAATACAAAACGAAAACGAAAGGCGGTTTTCGCACCAAAAAGGAGGCGGAGCTTGCGGCCGCTGAATTGGAGAAACAGCTACACAAAGGATACGACATCAACGCGGGGGATCAGCTTTTCCCTGAATACATGCGGAATTGGTTCGAGCTGTACAAAAAGGGGAAACACAGTCCAGAGCATGATAAAAATGTAGAATACTCCGTTCAGCTAGTCGAGGAATACTTTGCAGGCGTAAAGATGAAAGAACTCACAAGGGATATGTACCAAAAGTTTATTAATGAAATAGCGGAAACGAGAACGACTGAAACCGTCAAAAAACGTCATACTTACATCAAGGAATGCATTAAAGCTGCTATCGAAGAAGGAGTTATCATTCGCGACCCTACCTACAAAGTTGTGGTTAAAGGGAAGAAAAAAGGGAAAGACGAGGAACTGAAATATTTAAATTATCAAGAGGCGAAACAATTAATTGCTGAAATCAAAAAAGATATGCGCCCGAAATATATTTCGCGATATATCATTCTCTTTGCATTGGCGACTGGCGCACGTTTTTCGGAAATATTAGGGCTCACATGGGACTGCATTGATTTCAAAAACAGAATGGTGACGATCAACAAGACTTGGGATTATAAATTTACGAATGATTTTGCAGATACGAAAACCTATTCATCGAAGCGAACCATAAAGATCGATGAAGACACCTGCAAAATGTTGAAGGAACTGCGGAAAGTACAGAATGAGGTGGCCATGAAAACCGGATTGAGGAACGAGAAAAATCTCGTTTTTGTGAACACGAAGATGGAATTAGTGTCTAATAATGCTGTTAACAAAACGCTAAAAACGTTGTGCAGGAAACTTGGCTTAAAAGAGGTGACGATGCATTCCTTGAGGCATACGCACGCTTCGATGCTTTTATACCGGAAAGCGAACATCAAATATATTTCAAAGCGTCTTGGTCATAAGGATATAGGGATCACATTGCAGACCTACTCGCACATTTTGGACGAGCTGGAACAAGCGGAAAATATGCTCCTCGATCAAATCATGGATGATCTATATCATGCAAGATAGCCGTGCAAAATTCGCGCAAAATTTTTTCGGATTCTATCGTTTTTTTCGGGATTTCCTGAAAATGAAAAACGACCGCAAACGCGGTCGTATCAAGGCTTCCACGACTTTTGGCCGTGGGCTATCGAATTCCAAGGATGCCGATGGTGGGAGTCGAACCCACACGGGCAAAGCCCACACGATTTTGAGTCGTGCGCGTCTGCCAATTCCGCCACATCGGCGCGACATGCATTATTTTATCACATTACTTCATGTCTGTCAACACTTTTTATATTCATTAGATGGAGGCGGCACCCGGATTCGAACCGGGGGTAAAGGTTTTGCAGACCTCTGCCTTACCACTTGGCTATGCCGCCTTGATCGAGAGCGGAAGACGGGACTCGAACCCGCGACCCCCACCTTGGCAAGGTGGTGTTCTACCACTGAACTACTTCCGCGTCATTGGCTGGGGTAGCTGGATTCGAACCAACGCATCACGGAGTCAAAGTCCGTTGCCTTACCGCTTGGCTATACCCCAACGCCGAAAAGTGAAGGGCGACTAGTGGGAATCGAACCCACGCATGCCAGAGCCACAATCTGGTGCGTTAACCACTTCGCCATAGTCGCCATAATGATAATCAAAATGGCAGGGGCAGTAGGAATCGAACCCACACCGGAGGTTTTGGAGACCTCTGTTCTACCATTAAACTATGCCCCTTCAATCATGGTGGAGGGGGACGGATTCGAACCGCCGAACCCAAAGGGAGCGGATTTACAGTCCGCCGCGTTTAGCCACTTCGCTACCCCTCCAAGGAATGGTGCCGACTGCAGGACTTGAACCCGCAACCTACTGATTACGATTCAGTTGCTCTACCAATTGAGCTAAGTCGGCATAATTATGATATAAATCGCGGCTCATTGTTCATTTGTTGTGTCCCTTCCTCTACCAGCCAACTCGAAGAAGCTGGATGCGTCGGGACAACTCGCAGCCGATTCGATGAAGTGGATGCTCGTCTCTACCAATTGAGCTAAGTTGGCATACATATGATGCACATTATGTTATATGGTGGCTCGGGACGGAATCGAACCGCCGACACAAGGATTTTCAGTCCTTTGCTCTACCGACTGAGCTACCGAGCCGTATTAGGTTTTATGCTGTTTGCTTGTCCTGGATTGTGCCTCTTCCTCTTCGAGCTAATTCGAAGATGCTGGATGCGTCGAGGCAACTCGCCTCTGCCGAGTAGGCTGCCAAGCCATCATGATTTTCCTAATTTTTGAACAATGGCGGTCCCGACGGGACTCGAACCCGCGATCTCCTGCGTGACAGGCAGGCATGTTAACCACTACACTACGGGACCAATTTGGTTGCGGGGGCAGGATTTGAACCTGCGACCTTCGGGTTATGAGCCCGACGAGCTACCGGACTGCTCCACCCCGCGACGATAGGAAAGTAAATTAATTTGCACAATGTTCTTAGCGTTGTTATCCGTTACCTCTTCCTCTACAAGCTGATTCAAAGATGCCAGATGCGTCGAGGCAACTCGAAGTGAATTCGATGAAGCAAAGGCTCGTCGCTCCACTCCACAACGATTGAAAATGGTGGAGGATGACGGGATCGAACCGCCGACCCCTTGCTTGTAAGGCAAGTGCTCTCCCAGCTGAGCTAATCCTCCACGAAGAAGTGACCCGTACGGGATTCGAACCCGTGTTACCGCCGTGAAAGGGCGGTGTCTTAACCACTTGACCAACGGGCCATGTTGATGAATCATGGCGGAGAGCAAGGGATTCGAACCCTTGAGGCGCTATTCACGCCTACACGATTTCCAATCGTGCTCCTTCGACCACTCGGACAGCTCTCCACGATGGCTCCGCAGGCAGGATTCGAACCTGCGACCAATCGGTTAACAGCCGATTGCTCTACCACTGAGCTACTGCGGAATGACATCACTTTAGACATTTATTATTATAATGATTCGCGTTGAGCTGTCAAGGACTTTTTTTCATTCCTTCAAAACTAGATAACCGTTTTGGGAAGAAGCCGGGGCGAACCGCTCGCCTCCGCTTTTC